AGACGGCCCATTTCTGGGCCGCCATAAATTTATTTATAAAAAAGTCCAATAGCTCCTATAGTATAACTGTCTTGATTTGTAAATCCTGCAATACTCATAGATGTAATAATTTCATCAAAACTAGAGTTCCCGTTAATAGTTTCACCAGAACCATTAATAGTCGCGTTAAAATCACTAAATCCATTATTAGAAGCCAAGATTGTTAATTTGCTATTATCAGGTAGCGGATTAACTTCTTTATCAGTATTGCTTGTATCACTCGTTTGGCCAAGAGACGTTCTAAATTGAATCCCACCGGAATTTGCAGTAACTATTAGTTTAGCAGTAAGTTCTCCGCCAATCATCGTTCCAGTGATACCATTAATAGTAATTCCTGCTTTAATATTAGATGGAGTAAGTTCAGTATTATCAATTTTAATCAGGCATACCACTACGCTTCTAAGAGTCGTTGTTCCAAAAGAAACATTAATTCCTCTTGAAAGAGTAGTTGGTGGAATATAACCAAATGCTAAAGTTTCAGAAACGCCACTTCCAGAATAGTCGCCACTAAACGTAATTGTACCGCCACGACTAACAACATAGCCTGTAATTGTTCCACTTCCAGTAATTTCAAAACCAGATGTACCTTTAACATTCATTCCAACGCCATCAGGCGTGTCTCCGTTAATTGTGTATCTTCCAGATGCTTCAATAAACCCAATAATATTTTTACCAATACCAACATCGCACGGCATACAAGTACCAGTTACAGGCTCACCATCAGGCGGCGTGATAGTAACTCCACAACGAATATTTTCTGGCACCAGATTGGCCCACGCCCCGCCACTGGTGCTTTTCAGAAAAAATAGATATTAGAGCCGGAAAGCAGAGCCATAACTCCGGCACCGGAGACAAAGAAGTCATTGGGCAGGGTTTGCCCGTTCATTGTAACCACAGTTCTACTACTTCCGTTTACCAGGAAAGTATCTCCCTCTGCATAATTGGCAGTTGCAAAGAACTTGATATTCTGCGCATTGGCATCACCAGTCAGCACATGAATAGTTCCCTGCTTCTGATGAGTGTAAAGCGTCACACCCTGACTATTTTCCAGATTAGCAATATCGCCCTGAATGTCAGAAATATTGCCCTGAATTTCAGTAATATTCCCCTGCACCTCGGTCATACTAGAATTCAGAGTCCCAATCTGAGTAGTATGAGTAGCAACAGTCCCGCTCAGAGTAGAGACATTCCCGCTCAGACTATCCACAGTAGACTGAATAGAATCCACCTGACTAGCCGCCCCGGTCGCAGTCCCAGAAGCGCTCTGCGCAGTATCCTGGATAGATTTCATATCAGTGTCAATGTCCATAAACGCACCATTGACATCCACAAGCCAAGAGGGTACGTCATTAGCCACAAACTGCGGAAGCTGGAAATTTGGGGTTTTGTTAGTAGAAGCCATATAGCTTTTCCTCCTTTACGCAACAGCTGTTTTACCGTTGAAATCATAGTTATACGCAGTAACATTTTTCTCATCATAGACAGTAGCAGTAAGAGCCAGATTATCATATTCCTGTGCAGTCAGGCTATTCTTATGCAGTCCAGCCAAATCCTGCAACGCTTCCTGGACGGTAGTATATTCGCCAGTAACAGGGCTGAAAACAAACTCTTTCCAAAGATACCATTTACCAGCAACATCATAGACATACGCCTTAAGATATTTAGAATCATAGTATCCGGCAGTCAGTTTCAGACTATCATATTCACCAGCAGTCAGAGCACCAGCTCTCATGTAATTATAGAAATCTTCTAGATAAAGTTCCAAAGAAGTTTCTGTCTGTCTAAAGATATTGAAAATCTGGAATTGTCCAATTACTGCATTGTCCACATACTCTTTCATCTCCTCTAGTTTGGCATCCGTTTCCATGCTATACTCATTAAGTTTATTCTGTACCCAATTCTGAATAAGAGCTCTAAACTCTGCAAAGATATTGTAAAACTCCTTAATCTCCGCCAGCAGGTCAGAGTTCACCTTGTCAATCTTCGCATCAAGAATCGCATAGTTATTGTTAATTTGATTCTGCAAATATTGGTCTTGCTCATTCACATAATTGTAAACATCCTGAATCTTTGCATAAATCTCTTCCTTCGCTTTTGCAATTTGCTCATCAGTATAAGCTTTATAAGCATCTTCAAAGGAATTGATTGCTTCAATACATTCATTCACTTTCTGCGATAGTTTTGCGATTGCCTCATAGTAAGTGAGACTATCATCAAATACCGCAGGAAGGGTTTTCTGATAGAAAAGGCGAATGGGTTCAACCAGCATTTTCTCACCCCTTTATGCCCAAATCCCCATGAACAGGGGCTCCAGTTCTTTAATCACTTCCATGTCAATATTAAGGAAAGTTTTCCTATACTGAATCAAAAGTTCACTTTCGCTCTTCCCTGAAGTATTTCCAAAGAAAGTTTCGTTCTCATTCGCACTTCTATTCTCACTAGCACTAGAATCAGTAATAGAATTTGCAATAGAAGCATTAGAAGCATAGAGCTCATCCTCAATATCTCCAATAGAAAGCAAGCCCTGCGGAGTGTCACTATAAACAGTCTTGCCATCTGCGGAGACATTAGAATTACCTGTATTATTTTCCGTCCTTCCCAATTCCCTAATAAGTCTGTGCGTAATCATTGGGTCAACGGAGATAAGTTGCGATTTATAAAGCTGATTATAATATGGCATTATTTCAGCCATAGTCATAGCCAGTCTATCCCGGAACAGCGCAGCGGTTTCAAATCCAATTTCTCTAAACCAGTAGTGGCGAATGATTTTATTATTCAACACCTCCCGGTAACTCTCATCAAAGATAGGATAAGACTGCAAATCAAGAGGAAAGCCGCTTTTGATAATGACGCCCAACTCAACCGTAAATTTCGCCATAATCTTCACCGCCTTCCTATTGTTCAGGGGTCTTTGCACTTTGCCGCACGCCAACAGTAACATTCAGGCCAAAGAGTTTGTTAATAGCCTCCGCCGCTTCCTGTCTAGGTTTCAGCCCACAGTAAATAGAAGCGTCGCTTTGGTCATTGTAAACATCTACTTCACTAGTTTGTACGCGTTCACGTTTTTCCGGTGCGGATTGGATCCCCAACATTTGACAGGCCTCATTCCACACCTTCGTTTTTAGTTCTTGCAAATCATCAGCCACAAACGGAGCATCCGTTTTCATAACGGTAACAGCATTAACAATTCCATTCTTAAATCCGAAAATGAATGGCTCATTTCCTGTGTACTTCATGTACAAGTTTTTCAGTGTAAGCATCTGTTTTTCATCACCGTAAATAAGAACTGGTGTTTTCTGCGCCGTTATGTTAGTATCCATTGTGCGCTGAATCTCATACAGCCTATACGCATACTGTCTCACAAGCCAGTCAGTAGGCGTTTCGCAGTAGTTATTCCTAATAACAACAATATCATCATTATTATATGTTTTACTATACCCAATGCTGTAAACATTCCAGCTAACAGGAATATGATATACATTTAGATTTCCATTTGCAGTACAAGGAAGATTCATATATCCCATTGTTTCATCATTAACAAAAGCACATCTACCATAACTGTAAAGCGTACGTTCCAGAAAACGCTCATCACAAGAATCGGGAAGCCCTTTCCATTCATAGGCAGTCAGCGCAAGAGATTTCAGCCGGTAGTAATAATTCGAGTAAGTAGCGTTATTAAGATTTGCTGCAATATCAAAAGCCTGTGTGTTTCTACCGGGCACAAGAAGGTTTGCTCTATCGTCCATGTTTTCCTCCTATCAGCTAACGATACCATTATTTTGCGAATAATCCCCGAAAGTTTCAGGATTATTCCAAATCGTTACACCGGAGTTATAAATATCTCTAAGTTCGTTCATATCATCATTTGGAATGGCACCAGTAATTTGAATATCAACAGTTTGAACATAATTCCAATTTTGACGGGTTCCAATGTTCGGGGTTTTTACTCTATTAGTGGCATAGCCAAACATTGAAAAATAATCATCTATTACCCTCGCATATTCTGCTCTAATTGTATATTTTTTGGCTTCGAATTCTACAATATCAAGACTAATATTAAGCGTTTCATCCCCATTCAAATTGTGTATATTAGGCGCCATATTAGCATAATCAAGCTGTTTTGCAATATACGAATGGACAGTTTCACCATAATTTACAACGCTATTAAATGCCCCGCCAATATTTCCATTAGATGCCATATTAACAGCAGAGCCAATAGAACTAATTGGTATTGTAGTGGCCAATTGCAATTCATACGCGTTTTTACGATAATAGTTTGCCCCGACATATTGGGCATAAGAATCGCTTATCCATGTGCATTGGGGAAAATTTCCCATTGTTATGGAGTCCTCAATATCATAATCAAAATTTTTATAGTTTGTTGGTGTAAGTATAACTTTTGTATTGTTAGATACTGCGCCCCTCATAGTAAATGTACATTCTGCACCGCCAAAAAGTTCAAATTGATATTTAGCTTCATCCCCGCAATGATTAGAAATTCCCATATAACAATACGGGTATGTATAAAGCTTATTATTTCTAGGTGCGTAACCATCTAAAGAAGCCACGCCTTTACTAATTCCAATATTTTGAGAACCTGTGTGTACAATCCATGCTGGTACTTGCCACATACCTGCAACCCTATCAAGCTGATTAGTTTCTGTAAGTGATGCGATAAGTTCATTTAATTGGTTTACGCCTGCTTCATTGGCGTGAACACTAAGGTAAGTAAGGCCTGTAAAAACGCCGTTATACATTGCCCCGCCATTTTCTGTATCGACATAGGCGATAACTATATCGCAACCAGAATTAGCACCAGTATTTTCAGTCAGGGATATTTTTGTACTTGAGTAAGCCACATACGGTCCAATTTCAAGATTTTCAGGAATTGTATTTGCCCCAATAGTATCATTATTAGTATGCTCTCTAACCACAAAGCTGGGTAGAATTTCCGCCTCAAACATCCAAGTTTGAAACACATCTGTTTTAATATGAATAGCGGTAACGGCATCGTTCAAATATTCAAGTTCAGTGATAAAGGCATAAAACCATTTATCAGTAAAATGACTGTTTTGATACATCACATAATTGCAATTATAAAGATCTTCAATATTTTCGGGGCACCGGATAGCGCTGTCTCTCCGCACAAACGTAAACCCGGTAAGCTCTTTGACAACAGTACTTTCAAAATAGTTAGTCTGCTCGCTAACGCTGCCAAAATGCAGCTGATTTTTCTGGTCAGCTTCCAAAGGAACGTTGCAAAGATATACAACACTATCCGGTGTATACATACTGTATATTCCTCCCCGTTAGAAATTAGGCGTTGTTGATAACAAAGGTAAATGTCTTTGCTGCAGTACCGGCGCTATTGGTAGCGGTAATCAGCACCTCGGTGGTACCAGCAACCGTAGGCGTGCCAGAGATAACGCCAGTAGATTCAGCCAGAGTCAGGCCAGCCGGGAGGGCATTGCCACCAGCCACTTTCCAGGTAATCGGGGTAGCGCCGGTGGCCTGGAGAGTGGTAGAGGTGTAGGGGGTGTTCACAGTGCCCTCAGGCACGGAAGCTGTAGTAATGGAAGGAATCTGACCATCAGCGGCTGCTACAAAAGCAACAGCATTGGCAAAGGGCGAATAGGAAAGAGTTTGCCAATGGTTCCAATAATAGTTCCAGCTAAGAGATTTTGCATTATAGAATTCGCTCATTTCATTGAGATTGTCAAATACCTTCATCCAGCCCTCGTCAGCGATAACAGCGACAGTATTGGCGGCAAGACCGTACTCACCAAAATTGTCAACCTCAATAATGCGTCCAAGAAACTGCGCCTTGTCCATGTGAAACGCAAAGGCCAGAACGTCAACATCAGTCACAGCCAGAGCGTCAGAGGTCATAAAGAGCACCTGCCGGTCTTTTGGTGTCCAAGTGGTAACACTGTTACCGGGGCTAATAAGGCCATAGGCGTTATAGGCACTAGACGGAAACTGCATTTTACCAGAAATGCTCTTAAACTGCTTCACAAAAGCTTTTGCGGAATCCTCATCAGTGAGAGCACCGCCAAGATAAGTGGTATTCATAAAACCAGAGTTAATGGCGGTACCAATGAGGGTCTTCATGTAATTGTATTCATCAATATTATCACCAGAATACAGGCTATTAACAATAGACGCAATCAGGCTCTCCATGTTATCCCAAGAAGTGAAGGCCCGGCGGAGTACCTGATTAGTAATGGTTACAGGATACTGGTCTTCACGGTTAAGCCGGTGATAAGCTGCTTTAACATCAGGAGGAGTTCTAGCAAGGAGTTCGGTAGTTGCTTCCATGTTATAAACAACAGCCTTCGCCGGATTGGTATAAATTTCCTCTACGTCTTTACCAAGAGGGATATAACCCTGTTTCAGCATAGCAAGAGGATTTTCAAAAATGCGATTCTCAACAATGGTCATAGCCACTTTATTCACCAGAGTGGAAATAAATTCATTCATAGTGGCAGTATACGTAAGAATGGGGTTCCCTACATCCTGAAGGTTATTGGCAGTAGCAACAGGAACGTTAGCACGATATTCCGGGGACGCACTAGCACGCACCGCATTGAGCACGTCAACGGTTTTGGTAGACTTGTTAGTCATAGTTGGTTACCCTCCTTAAAGATTGTTTACAATAGCCTTGATTTGCTCAATAGCATCTTTATATTTATTACTAGGATAAGTAATGGGCTCGTCTGGCTCATTGGGTTTGGTACTAATGTCGTCAAGCTTAGGCGTAACCCATCTAAGGTCAGTCCACAAAGACAATTCATCACTAGTCCAATCATCGTGCCACTGCACCATCTCGCCTCTCCATTCGCGGTCTTTGCCCGTCTCGTCCCAGTTACAAAGCACATTAACAGGATTAACGGTGGAATCAACCGTGCCGGATTTGAGAATATTACCCCTCCCAGCAATGCCTGTACAGTAAAGAGGATTATAAATATCGGTATCAAACTGAATGTGAAGATGCTCGCCCACAATGCCATAACCTGTTTTGCCATAAAGGCCAACTTTAGTGCTGGCATTTACATAATCGCCGGGCTTGACACAAATGCTGCCATCCTGCAAATGGAAATAAGTGCAAATAAGGTCAACAATCCCTCCACCCTTAACTTCTACATCATTATACTTAATTACAACAATATTGCCAACAGAATTAGCGCCGTCATTTCCGGTAGCAATTACCTTGCCATTCCCACAGGCATAAACATCAAAATACTTGTCATTAACGCAAATCATATCAACGCCATAGTGGTCATAGCCATATTTTTCACGGTATTTCTTAGCTTTATATCCAGCAGTAATTTTCGCCCGCCGGACAGGGAATACAAGACACTGGCTCATTTTTTAATTGTCCCTCCCGTCCTGGTATTTGTAGTTACTCGCTTATACGCGATATAAGCCCCGTTGGCACCAAAGGAAATAATTGCGGAATTAAGCAGCGCAAGAATCACGTTAGACGCTGTGACCTCGTCAGACGTGAAAATCGTTGCCAGCACCATAATAATAGCCGCGATAAAATAAGATACAAGCTGCGTAGGCATTTTCGCAAGACTTTCCACATTTTTGGAAAGCTCCGTAAATGCTACTGTAAGGACAACTGCACCGACACCGGTAGCAATATTTGCCCAAGAGACGAGATCAACTTCACTAAATTCCAACAACGCACACCTCCCATTAAATGAATTTACCTTTTAAACGGCTCATAATATCGTCAAATTTTTCGCCGTCCTCCTCGTTTTTCTTTTGCTCCTGCTTCTTTGCTTCATCGTCAGTTCCACCAAGTTTCAAAAAAAGTCTCATGTTACTATCGCGCAAGTTTTCATTTGCTTTCTTCAAAGTTTCATTTTCACTGGAAAATCTTTCACTATTTGCAACGGCTTCTCCGTATGCGTCCGCCATCTGTACAAGAATTTCGGAAACAGCCCCTTCATCGCCAAGGCTGTTTCTGGTTTTTGTGGTAAGCTCTTTAAATTGGTCAAGTGTCAGAGCCATTATTTACATCTCCTATCTGATAAAGGTTGACAAAAGTTCATACATGGTTTTCTTCATCTTCTGGTTTTGGAAAAACATTTCATTATTTTCAAAAGCGTTCATTATATATTTGAAATAGGGGGACTGTCGGAAGGTCATTATATAAGTGGAAGTTGGGGTTTTGTCGTCTTTCAGAAGGGAAATTGTTGGGCTTTGCGTATCATAGTCTTCACAGCAATAAAGGTTGAGTTGCGGATCTGCCCAAACTCCTATAGTTTCACCCTTCCACAAAAGGTTAATATATGGATAACTGCCCGTTGGCCTTGTTTTGATGAAGTCTGCGGAATCACGGAAGAATTTGTTGTCAATGGCATAATCTCCGTAAGAAGTTCCGCTTATAAGTTTCCCGAATCTAGTATTTTTCTTTGTCTCAATAAACTTATCATCTCTCACAAGTTGCAAGAGAACATCATTTTTCTTGTAAAAATTTTTTCCATAAGGCATTTCCAATTCAAAATAAGTAAAATATGGGTTGATAAAAGTTACAGAATTAGCAAGAAATACGGCTGTAACATCTCTCATTCTTGCAATGGTTTCATAAAGTTCTAGGAAGTTTGTAACTTCATCAGGGATATATTTATGATAACCTTTGTCTAGGATAAATTCATCAAATATAATTTTATTCACTTTTGGAAATGAAATTGATTTATTGATTTTGGCGTTTGAAAGTGCTATTGCATAACCAGCTATTTGGTCATTTATCTTTAACAAACGTCCATCCGCTTTAAATTCTGTATCCGGAAATTCCTGCGAAACATCCAAGAAAAAGTTTCCAGTCATTTTTAATTCCGTGTTAAATCTACGAACATACACAAATTGATTTCCGTATCTAAGAAAATCTTTGATTGCCCATTTTTTGCAAGAATAGGTTTTCCCTGTGCCACGTCCGCCAACAACGAAATTAAAAAGGCAATGGTGGGATAATGCTGAATTTATATCATACCACATACGATTTATCCTCTAACTGTGGGATAGCTAGGATATAGCAACGGCAGCCAACCGAAATAACTTTCAGGCAGGTTCTTCACCTGGGCACCCCGCGTTAATCGCTATACTTGCCTATGCTATCCCAACTTTATTGTGCCACTTTCTGTCTCGTTTGTCAATAGCTTAATCTCAAAAGTTGTATCCGAAAGTACAATTCCCCCGGATACGCGATGTTGCTGCAATTTACCTGTGTAAATTTGCCCATATTGGAAATTTTCAAAAGTTACTTGTGAATAACAGGAAGCTGGAAGTCCTGCAACTGTTACTTTTAGTTCGTCTTCTGTTTTTCCGTGTTCATGCCCATACTCAATATAGCATTTTGCACGGAGATATTTTCCTTTGGAAAAGGTGCTTTCATTTTTCCATGCACCTAAGCGTACATCATCAATATCAAGATCAATAGGTTCATGACCTACAATATGAAGGCTGTCAGTATCTGCATAAATAAATCGTTCTTTGCACTTTTGTGCGCTTCTTATTGTCCAATCTCTTGCATAAGAGGTAATAAAAGAGGCAACGGGAAGATAAAGGGTTTTCCTCGGTGGAAGTTCTCCTACAACGTAACGTATTCTTTCTTCCTCTTCGCACCATGTGGGCCATTTTACATTAGCTTTTGGGTTTGTGCCAAATTTACCATAAAGGCTGTTAAGCATTAGTTTGGCTATTTGTCGCATACCTTTATTGCCATTCAATGCTGATTCTACTTTTACTTTATTCCAATATTCAACATATTGACGAAAAAGCATATCGCTTTGGTGATACATATAGCCGCCAGCATAATCTATATTATATACTTCGTAGTGGTCAAAGAAAAGTTTTAAATCAACAGAAGTTAAAACTAGATAAACTACTTCTCCATCACTACTTTTTAAATATTCTGTGTCGGAAAATCTATAATTATGCTTTAGTTGTATTGTAGGCAAATAGCCTTCCTTCAATTCAAAACTGCAAAATAATCCTTGAATATACAGAGGATAGTCAGGGTCATCTTGATAACGCCCATAGAAGAATTTCGGCTCTCCCCATGGGAGTGGCTTTAACATCATTGCAGGATAAAGAGAATTGACATCATAAACTTCTCCACCGTTTATTTCCTTATTACGATATTTTGGATTTAAATAAACAAACCCGCCCTTATATGAAGCTTTTATAAAATCATAACTATCATCTATATTTGGATACCAGTCATTAAATCTTTTATTGCCAATCATTTGCTTATAAAAATTCAATGCGTTACTTGCTTGCGTCATTTTTACAAGCCCTTCGCCAAACATAATTTTTAAAGCTTGCCCAACAATTTTACAATCGTTATGCAAATAACTCAATTCGTTTTCATCAGGAATATATCCAATCGGCCTATCCTTATTATATTCAATATCGCCTTTAAGAGAATCAAGGCCAAAAGCCTTCGGAATCGCTGCAACTTTTAGAGGAATTATTTTTAAGCTGTCATATATCGTTGTTGTACAATTACTGGTATGCCGGATTTTCATTGTGTAAAATAAGCCATCATCGGAAATTAAAGTTTTAAATTCCTTTGACAAAAGTTTGCTATCATTCCTTCTGTGCGAATACCCCCTCCTAAATAAATGCGTCATTAAAAATTCACAGTCAAAAGCTGCGTTGTGAAAATAAACTGTTTTACTTTCGCCCTTGATTAAAAATTCCAGAAACTCATCAAGATTTGTTCCCCAAATAAAATTCTGTGTATCAATATTATATGCACCCCATGCCCAAATTCGGCAATCATTAATATCGTTTATTGTTTCAAAGTCACAGCTCCATTTATCCACCTCCACCACCTATTTTCCTTAAGCATTTTTCGGCCCGTACTTTTCATATCTATCAAGCGCCCTTTCAATACCTCCGACTTTTTCTGCGGAAGATATAGGCCCATAAACATAGCCAATTTCGATGCCTTCCACAATATAGGCATTGTAAAAATCCCTAGGATTCATGGCACTGATTCGCTCTTTTACTCGCCGTGCGTCTTCGACTGTCAGGTTTTCATCAACAGCTTTAAAGAAATTCCGGATAAGAGCAAAATCACCTTCAAGGTTTCTGTATGTTGCCTTTGTTAACGATTCCTGAAATTTAATGAAAGCCTGCTGCGTTTCAAATTTTACAGGAAGGGAAACAGGGTGCTTTAGAATTTCCACTTCCGCCATTGCTTCATGACTTCCACCTCTTGCGGAAATCACTTTTTCCAGCTCTTGCAATCTGATTTTCTTGTTAATATTGATTGACTGCATTTGATTAAGGATTTGCTGTCTTTGATAACGCGATACTTCAACACCTCTAAAGTTTACTTTTTCTGTCAGGTTTTGCGGGGTCGCACTATTTAAAGCTCTTAACGCACGGTTGAAATTTTGACGGCCTTTGATTTTCGGCACCAAATTGTCAAAGTCTGCGGCTTGCAGAGGATTTCCTGCGGCGTTGTTTACTGCATTAAAGCGAGCAATAGCTTCTTGAAGTCTACGCAGCCTTGTTTCTGTCCATCTCCATCGCGGCTGTTGTTTGGGCATATCGTTTCACCACCTTTGACGGTTTCTATTCTAGGGTTCAGGCGTTCGGTCTTGAAGTACAAGTTTATATCTTTAATAATGTCCGGGATTTCGGCAAGGGAAAGTTTGGTTGCAATCGTATCGTATACAGGCGAATAGCGATTGCTAACGATATTCTTTGAAAATCGCATGATAGAAGAGTGCGTTGAAAAGAAAAAACGGAGATATTTTGTTTCATAAATAAAGGGCGTTTCTTCTTTGTACACTGTTTCGCGGCTCATATAATCACCACCTTTCAAAAGAAGGGACAGTGATAGATTTTACTACCACTGTCCCCTCATTTAAACTAAAATGTTAAACCATCTTAAGAGTGAGCACCTTGTTACCCTTGCTATCAACCTGAATAACTCTCACCTTCACAGGCTCTTCCCAAGTAGGGGAGCCGATGATTTTGGCGATTCGCTGAATGGCTGTAAAAATTCCAATGGAAGTCGCAACGTAGGTTTTGCCTTTGTCGTCGAAAATGATAACTCGGGGAACAGTGTGCATTTCACCTTCACGGTTCGGAAGTTCCAGCCACTCGATGGAAATATCTTTCATCGAAAGCTCATTGTTAATCATGCTGCCCAGCTTGTTTTCGGGATTGCTAAGAGCGTTGTAAAGAGCGATCTGCCCAGCCCGATCATGGGCAACATAAGAGCAATAGTTTTCGCCGGTCTTAATATCAAACAGTTCCATGGTTCATTTTCCTTTCTTGTATATGATTTGTTTTGTTTACTCTTCGTCCGCAGTCTCTTCGAGTTCAGCGTACTGGACAAAAACGGAAAGGGGCATGGTGTACTTTTTGCTGTGCTCTTCAACACCAGCGATAAAAACGGTCCAATTGCGCCCAAGGCAGCCCCCAAGGCCAAAATCTTCTTTAACCTTTCGAATAAGCCGGGACTGGGTGTTAATGGCTTCGGTGAGAGGATAAACACCGAAATCTTTAGACTCACCGGTCTTAAGATTCTTGCCCTTGACGTTGTACTTTCTTTCAGTAACGGTTCTAGTGATTTTCTCCATGATGATTTTCCTTTCCTTTTGTCTGATTTGATTTGGTTTGGTATAGTAGTACGGGGCCTTAAACAATCAAGGTCAACCACCCCTTTCATGTAATTGTATCATAACGGAAGGTTATGAAATGCGTATGAGGGAATTGTGAATAATTTGTTAATATTCCCTCTGGGTTCGTGTGACTTTGAAACGCTTATAGTTTGGGCAAATATCAAGATAAGTTACACGTTCAAAATCAAAGTTGCAAATCATTATAGTTTTGCCAGCCATGGATTTGGCAAATCGAGAATGGACACAAGTTGCACAAGATTCCACATGGGCAAAACGGCGTCTAATCGTCATGGGGCAGTCCCCTTTTTCCGTGTAGATTTGATATATCTTTGATAGAGATGATAACAGGATTTAAACATCCTCTATCATGAGTAATAAGATATTTTGCTCTTTTAAAAGGACTAACGCCTGTAAAATCAAAGTTGAAAAGATGATAAGTGCCGGTTTCGTCAAGCCATTCGCATTGATAGATTCGGTACATTTAATCACCCTCTTTGTTGATAAGCTGGTCTACCCTATGAGCGTTCATAATATCCATCCAATTTTTATAAGGTAGAAACAAAGCATCCATCCAGGTATCATCACATTGTACTTCACAATAGTTTTTGATGGGGCAGTTTTCGCAACGGGGAAAAAGGTTTGATAGGAAAATGACAAGGCCCTCACGGTCTAGATTTTTTATGTGGTCAAACAAAGATTCCGTCATTCGCTTTATCGTTTCGTCATATATGGTCAGTCTCTTATTCATTTGCTTCACCTCAAATGCTTTTTGATATCATACATTGTAGCCCATTGCCTGAAGTCATCTAGGGACATGTTAAGAAAATCTTTCCATGTTTCAACGCAACCAATTTCGCATGCTCTATCTAACGGGCAATCCCCACAATCTGGAAAAAGTTTTCCCAAAATATAAGCTAAATCTTCTATGTCCCCATGCTTGATAACATCATATATGGATTCGTTCATAGAATCAAAACCCATAATCATCACTCCTTCCTACAATTTGCATGTAACCAGCGGGCGAAAGACGATATTTGTCAGGCAAAGGATAAGGCCAAATGTAACTATCCGATTCTACGGGACGTATCACCTTTGCAAGACGGGCTTTAATGCGTGCTTTACGTTCAAGGCTGCAAAGCTTTTCAGCTTGCGTTTTACTGATCCGGGTATAGCCTTTGGGTTCAATCGCGTCCCAATCGGTGTAAACGATGAAGCGATAATTGATTGCTTCGTCTTTCTTTGTCCAGTACTTGTATTTTACGCAAAGTTCAGAAGTATACATGAAACAAACCTCCTTCCAGAGAGATATAAAGAGCGATAAAAAGGCATACAATAAAACAAATCATATCTAAAAAGGATTCAGTGCGGATGCCGCATACCATGAAGGCAACGGCGGCGATCACAAGTGCGAAAAAACAAATGTAAAGCCAAAACATTATAACACGTCCTTTCATTGTTTGAATTCGTTCACCCTTCCTTAAATTATACCATAACTGGAAAGAGAAGGTAGGGAAAAATTATTAACAGTTAAAGGCGAAAACCGTAAATAGTCAAGTCCCTGTAATTAACCAATTCCATTTTGGAATCAATGCGATAAAATGCCTTCAACCAGTAAAGCAATTCTAGTTTTCTTCCCGTTAGAAGCTGGAAATAAGCCCCTTCATTCAGGGCCTTTTGGACTTGGCACTCATACTCTAGCATATTATAACGCCTTTTCATTGCCTTCAAAAACATATAATTCACCTTTCCTTCTGTATAATTTGGATCCCCACGATGCCCAGAAGGGCGTTTAGGAGAGTAGCCAGCTCTCCATCA